AATCATTCGCACAATGCAAACCATTCGCATCGGTGAATCATTCGCATTGTAATAAAATTTCAGCAGCCTAAAAATTGGCATGGTTTATGCATTAGCAAAATTCGTGCCAAAATCCAAATTCAGACGCAAAATATGCGCATATAATTAGTCGTAGTCCTGAGAGCGATTTTAAGCGCCTCTGAGAGCCGATAGCGTGAAACCGGTACACTAGCATTCAAAAAAATAGATCGTCGATTTCGCTTTTTTGGCATGGTAGTTGCTACGTGTGCGCATGCGCATATAAAGGCCGAAACCATATAACCAAAAATTATAGGTATATAACAAAATAGTCTTAGACAATCATCCGGGCCTATGCGACTATAGGTCATCGGCTGGCATCAAGGCCTACCGATTAACTTAAACAAAGAGGTATAAATGATGTACTACGAAAATGATCATAAAATCGAAATCTATAAAATTGAAACGAAAATGCGTCCATGTAAAGACTATTTTATAGTTTTTATCGATGATTCAGAAGTTTCGCAAATATTTAAAACCATGGATGATGCAAAATCTTTCATCAGTAATCAAGTTAATTCTTAATAGGGACTATGAAAATGCAAAATATTATCAGAAACACAATTGAGTTTTTCAAGTATAACAAAGAAGAGCGTGTAGCTCGTTATATGGTGCGTAGTTACTGGCCAACCTTGGACGTACAATTCACCAAAGAAAAGAATGGTACGGTTCGGTTTTATACCGATAGACTAGGCTTACAGGGTTTCTATCGTATTCGCAAAAATAAAATGCGTCCGATAGCGGGCGAAGCTTACGACAGTTTCTCGCAAATCCATTGCGGCCTTATTACTATCGCCGTTGAAGCGCCCAAAGGCCGGGACATTTGGAACTTTAGCGTAAGCGCTGAGAAGTAATTTTAACCACGGGAGCGCCTCAGCAATGGGGCGTTTTTTATCATGATAGAATCACAAGTTTTCGGTATAGATAATGGTGCCGCTTTATTGATAGCGGTTTATGGTGTAGTCGCTTTGTATGGATGGATAACAAATGAGCTTTAAAACAGTAAACCCAAAAATCAATGAACACTGCCAACAATCGGCAGACAACAATGCCGACATGGTGATGATGGTTGTTTTATCAATTCAGCAACCATGGCATGCGGTAGGTGACCAAATGCGAGACTATAAAGCATTAGGCGCTGATAGTCGTTTCGTATGGGGAAATAAACGTAAGACGTTTGATTGGTTGCAGGAACATAAAGAGACGCTTTACCGTGATGCAATGGACGCAAAAACAGACAGCGAATTGATGCAAGCATTCTTGCAGGTTCCGGGCCTAGGTCTAGCTAAAGCAGGCTTTTGCTGTCAGTTATTCGCCGGGCGTGTTGGTTGTATAGACGTTCACAATCTTAGGCGCTTGAATATTGCACCTAGTGTTTTAAGCCTGGACAAAAAATGCCAACCCGAAACCAAACGCAAAAAGATTGATGCATATATAAGCGCTTGCAAGTCTCGCCGCACTAGTTGGCTTTGGGATAGTTGGTGCAAGCTTATAGCCAAACGAGACCCTAAACGATGGGTAGATGGTGACCATGTAAGCGCTGTCCATTTCGATTACTTGGTGCAATGATGGCGAATATTATAGATGATATTATAGACTTCATAGTTGAGTTATTCTTTCACTAATACAAGCCCGGTCTAGTCAACCGGGTTTTTTTTGTCTCGGTTTAGGCCTTCAGAGTCTTAACCTTATAGGGTACTATATCGGCCCATCTACTTTCAAGTCTTTACAGTCTATATTATCTTAGACCATGGTATAATAACGTAGCCTTCAAAGTTGGCATAGATCTTGCTAGACTATTTAGCCTATGTCGATTGGCATAGACTATGCAATAGCAATTATCATGCCAACCTTTGATGGCCTATGAAGTTGGCATAGTCTTTGCAATAGCAAGGATCGTGCCAAGTCTTCAGAGTCAATGCAAATCGTAATCGTAATGCAAATGATTCGCATTCAGCCGACTTTGATACTATTTAGGCCTACGCCATTATTTTAGGCCGGGAGCGTCTTTTTAGTCGTCAACATCATCGTAGTTACTTCATAGACTTGCAAGAGACTAAAATTAGAAAAAAATGCATAATTATGAAAAAAATACAAAGACTATGTAATCTTTACAACTTTTTGATAACTTTACAGATTCTGTTCTGAAGCAATCTTAGTATAATAGACTAAAAAAGGCTTGCATTTGCTTGATTTAAATGATAAACTATTACTATAAGATGGAGAAACCATGCAGAGTCCCATGACAGAGACAATAGAACCTAAAAGAAAACGTGGTAGACCACGAAAGACAGAGGTAGAAGCCAAGAAAAGAGGCAATAGAGGCGTTGTAGGCCGTCCACCGGGCGATGCCGCACGTATTAATGAGTTCAAAGCTCGTCTATTAGCTACTTCAGGCGACAAAGTAATTAACAAGATTATCCATATTGCTTTAAATGATGAACATCCCGGCCAAATGGCGGCATTAAAGATGTGTATGGATAGAGTATTACCGATGTCTTACTTTGAAAAGGATAAAATGTCTCAAGGTAAGAGTGCTGTGAATATCACAATTACCGGTGTTAACGGAGACACTAAGATAGTTGGCTCTGAAGAAGACATTATCGATATAACACCGGAGGATTAATGATAAAACCTGAACTACTTGACACAATCAAAGAAGACCTTATCCGACATGAAGGATATGTGACTTCAATTTATTTGGATTCTGAGAACTTACCAACTTTTGGTATCGGTCACTTGGTCACTGAGCAGGATATAGAATTTTCTTGGCCTGTAGGAACACCAGTGACTGACGAAAGGATCTTAAATGTTTTTGCTGAAGACTGCAATGATGCCTATACAGACGCATGTGCAGTTTTCTTAAATCTTGAAAGCCATCCTGATGACGTTATTCGTGTCTGTGTGAATATGGCATTCAATCTTGGACGTAATAGACTCAGTAAATTTAAAAAAATGATTACTGCAGTCAATGAAGGCAACTACGATACAGCCGCTGATGAAATGGTTGATAGTAAATGGTATCGTCAAGTAAATAGGCGTGGTGTAGAACTGGTTGATCTTATGAGGTCTGTCCCAGTTGGATCTTAATATTGAGTTGCTTCCTTGGCAACAAGATGTTTTTGAAACTGATGTTCGTTTTAAAATTGTAGCGGCAGGTCGTCGTACCGGCAAGTCTCGATTAGCGGCTTGGATGTTGATTATCAATGCACTCCAAACTGAACGTGGTCATGTATTCTACGTTGCACCGACTCAAGGACAGGCCAGAGACATTATGTGGAATACCTTGTTAGAACTTGGTAATCCTGTGATCTCTGGTAGCCATGTAAACAACATGCAAATCAAGCTTATTAATGGAGCGACGATTTCATTAAAGGGCGCTGACAGACCAGAGACGATGCGTGGTGTCTCTCTGAAGTTTCTTGTGTTAGATGAATATGCGGATATGAAGCCTAGTGTATGGGAAACCGTACTGAGGCCTGCACTAGCTGACCAAAAAGGTTCTGCGCTATTTATTGGGACACCTCTCGGTCGAAATCATTTTTATGACTTGTATAAGTATGCTGAGTTAGGCGATGACCAAACATATCAAGCATGGCACTTTACCAGTTACGATAATCCGTTGCTTGACCCTGAAGAAATTGATACAGCAAAGCAGTCAATGTCATCCTATGCCTTTAGGCAGGAATTTATGGCGAGCTTTGAGGCATTGGGTTCTGAGATCTTCAAAGAAGACTGGATACAATTCAGTAATAACGAACCAGATGATGGTGATTATTATATTGCTGTGGATTTAGCAGGCTTTGCAGATGTTGCCTCTAATGCCACAGGTAAAAGTAAGAAACTTGATAAGACAGCAATTGCAATTGTCAAAGCGAGTCCTGATGGTTGGTATGTTGCTGACATTTTAGCCGGTCGTTGGGATATTAAAAAGACTGCAAAGAAAATATTTGATGCAGTGTCCGCTTATCAACCTGTTGCAGTCGGTATTGAAAAAGGCGCATTGAGAAATGCAGTAATACCTTACCTCACTGATTTAATGAAATCTGGAAACAGGTACTTCCGGATTGAAGAGCTTACACACGGTAACAAGAAAAAAACAGACCGTGTAGTATGGGCTTTACAGGGTCGCTTTGAACACGGAAAGATTACTCTTTCTGAAGGTGAATGGAATACTGAGTTCTTAGATGAACTCTTTCAATTCCCGAATCCGCTTGTTCATGATGACTTAGTGGATGCATTAGCATACATAGACCAACTTGCCAAGGTCAGCTATTACGTTGACTTTGAGGAAGAAGAATTTGAAATTATTGATCCAATAGCAGGATATTGATATGGAATATACAAAAGATGACTCAGCCGTAGTCGGTTGGATTATGCATAAATGCGAACAGTGGCGTGATCATTATGAATCAAACTACTCTGAGAAATTCGATGAATACTACAGACTATGGCGAGGCATCTGGGCACAAGAAGATGCTTTACGGCAATCAGAACGCTCTAAGATTATTTCTCCTGCGCTTCAACAAGCTGTCGAGTCTGCTGTTGCAGAGGTCGAAGAGGCTACATTTGGTCGTGGGCGTTTCTTTAGTATTAAAGACGATGTTCAAGATGAAAATCCACAAGACATTGCAATTCTTCAGAAACAACTTGATGAAGACTTTTCACGAACTAAAATTCGCAAAGGCGTGGCTGAAGCTCTTTTAAACTCTGCAGTCTTTGGTACTGGCATCGCTGAGTTAGTTCTTGAAGACATGAAAGA